ATTCCAAGCTGCTGTTGTATTTGGTCAGATATTTCTCTTGCTTGCATATCTTCTAGTATAGACTCAACGTAATCAGTACGTTGTTTCATAGAAGCGGGATCTTGTGAAAATGCTTTTATGTCATATAACCTATCCGACATACCATTTACAACAATGTCTACAAACTTTGGAATAATTGGAACTGGTTTCCAATCTAAATTAAGATAGGACAAATCACCATTAATAGATAATTCATCTTTATATTTTTTTACAGACTGCTCACCTCTTGCATAAAGGCGCAATCTATGAAACTCATCCCGATTAGAATAAAATCTAGTCGCACCAGAATCTCTTTTAAACCATTCATGCTCAATAGCGCGCGCTACTTTTAAGCCATACTCTTCGCTGGCTTTTTCCGCATCGCTAGCTATTTGGCTAGGAAATGAGCTTTTTAATATTGTTTCAGCCATGTTATTTAATTATTTCTGAATGCAATCCTTTATTATTAAATCTTGATATTTTTAAATCTAACGACGATTTCTCATGACGTGGCTTCGGATGATATAAATGCCTATTGCAAGCCATAATAGCGAGCCCAGAACTAATAGTCGCGTCAAATTTTGTTCGCTTATTAATATCAAATTTTGCCCAATCATTTAGTGTTCTATTAAAATATATATTACCGCCACCTTGGTCAGTAATACCTACGTGTTTTTGTATATATGTTTCAATTGCAGCAGCATGCGCTTGCTTTATGTCTTCTGATGTATTTGGTATACCTCCTATTTCTTTTTCTGTAACAGAAAGTTTATTCCAAATTTTATCAGGTCTATTCATTGAAAACTTACGATAGCCTCTTCTTTTTAAATAATATAATAAACGAGGCTTGTTATTTTCAGCAAGTATTGGCATTCCATAATATACTAATGCCATAAGTACATCTTCAAAAAACATTTCAGCAGTTTGCGGTCTAGCTATATATTCTAAAAAAAATGTATTAGGAGGAGCGTCTTCCATGCTAAACTTAGTTAACCCATGTAACGACCCTTTAGAACCTTGCCCATCAGTTGTACCTGATATATCATATGAGTCGCATCCAAATGCGCCTATATGTTCATTACCAGGAAACTTAACACCTTGCTTAGTTATTACATTGTTTTCAAGGTTTTTAGGAGGTGTCCAGCTAATTAAAAATCTACCGCTTTTATTTGGTGTAAATAACACCCTTGTATCTTTTATACCGTTTTCCCATATGAATGAGCCCCTGGTAACTAAACCTTTTCTTTCAAAGTCCTCGTTGTAATCTATTTGTTCGTATATTTTAGTTAAATTAAATATACTATTTTTAGCCTCATCTCTAAAAGCATGCTCTTCAGTTCTAGGAAATTGACGATAATATTCATTTAATCCGTCTGAGTCATGCTTTAATCCTTCAACTTCGTTTTGCCAAAAGTCTATGACACCTGTATCAATTTCAAATCCGTCGTTGTCAACTGCGGGTATTTCTGGCGTATCAAATACAGGGTGTCCATTAGCATCAATGTATCCTTCGTAGTTCCATTCCATAGGTATGAACAAAGAATATAATCCTGAGCTAGTCTGGCCATTTTTATTTCGTCGTGTGACATCTGAGTCATAATAAAGTTTTTTAAAGTTGTCACCACCTTTATCTAAAGCATTTGATGTTGAACCCATCATACACTTACCTATAATACGACTACCCAGTCTTAAGGTAGTTTTTGTAACACGCCAGTTATTTAATATGTTATCAGGTTTTTCCCATTTACCCGATTCATCATGTATTAGCAACCTAAGCTTTTCACCATCATAACTATTATCGCCTGTATTTTTCCAGTCAATAGTAGTGTCAAGGCCTTCTAGTATTTGTTTTTGTTCGGTGCTCGTAATGGACTTTCTGGTAAGCTTTGAGGCTGGGACACGGTAGGCAAGCTCCGATTTTGGCCGGTCCATTCCGTCCTGTATTGGCTTGAAAAAGAAGGGGTAGTTAACGGATATAGGAACGACCTTATCTGTAAACATCTTCTTTGCATCTCCACCGGACTTGGAAAGTATCCCAAATCTAGCGTCCGAAGTAATTGTTGCCTGGTGAACGCATTCAGATGATGACATGAAGCTAAAACCTGATCGTCTGTTTTTAAGATAGCACATCCCGTAACACCTTGTATCAGCCTTGCATGCTTCCCAAAAGATATAGAAGATTCTATTTGCCTCTCTATAATCTGGTTTCCCAACATCAATTTTGGTGTGTTGCAAGTACATATAATGAGACCCAGTGATATAAGTAGGATTACCTTTGTTACGAAACCAATAACCTTTGTCGCGCCGGGCAAATTCTCTATCAATATATGCATACCAATTATTTTTAAATGATTCAGGATATGATTCCCAATCAAATATGGTTTTTATTTGTTTTAGCTCTTTAGGATATTCATGAGGCACCCATTTATCATTATTATTATCAATATCCTTTGGAGCAGCTGGTAATGCTATTGCTAAATTTTGTATTTCAACAATTTCACCTATTGTTCCGTCTTTGCTTATAATAATAATATCAAACTCTTTATTATATCCGTACATCCATTTTTTATATCTGTTATTTCTTTTAATAACATTTTCTTTTATAGGATGTATTGTTTTTATTAAAGTTTGTTCGTACATTACTTGGATCTTTTTTCTGCAAAACCACCAAAGCTTTTAGTACTTTCAACAGGTTTGTCTTCCATAATGTTTTTTTCAGCTTCAATACGCGTAAGTATTTCAAAAGCATCGAATATTGCAAGCTTTTTTGTAGCAGCGGCGTTTTTTAATCTATCTGCAGCAAGCTCGTCTTCAGCTCCGTCTACTATAATCTCCTCTTCAGCTACTCTTATAAGCTCATGCACTGCTTTGTAACCAGCTTGGATTATATTCGACTTCAGTTCCTTTTCTGTCATATTTAATTGAAATAGAATTTAATGGCACGCGATACATTCTGTTATTATCAATAACAAACTCATATTCGCTATTTGGAGTAAAACCAACTAAATCATCAACCTTTAAATTAAAGCTCTTTAAATCGCGTCCTAAATGCTTTAAAACGCCTATTAAAGGCTTTTCTTTTTGATCTGAAAACATATTGTTTTCTTCTATTGGCTTTACAAAGCAAAAACCGTTAGGTGCGTACCATTTATTGTTTTGCTTATATAAAAATATTTGGTCATCATAGCAAAAGTATTTATCTTCCTGAAAGTAGCTCATGCTATTTTTACTTTTGCCACGCATATCATAAAACCTTCTAAATACATTATGGTGAACTATAACTGTATCCCCTATTTGAATACTTGATTCTTGATTAATAGGTGCTTGTATTACTTTGCCATAGCGGTTTACAAACTTATGATTTTCTATAGACGTGTTTAATATTAAATTTGATTTGCCTACTTTTTTATTATTTATGTACCTACCGTCAATAGGTTCGATAATGTAAGCATGCAGATGTTTCATTAATACTCTAAATTATACTCCACTGCTATAGCCATATTTTTATTAAAATGCTTCCACGGCAATGTTTCATCTTCTTTATTAATATATATTTTATATTCTCCTGCTTCTTCAATAATTTCTGTTATTGTATGGCCACCAAATACTTCTTGCCCTACGCTGTAGTGCATTGCATCGTTTTTATAATCACGACCAATGCTAATTTTTCTTATTAGATTCATTTTTAGTTTGATTTGATTCTTGTAAAATTTCTGAAATTGCTCTTACTTTTGCAAGTTCACGAATTGGAAACTCATTTAATAATTGAGTAATTCGATTAATTTGTGTTTCATTTAATTTAATTTCCATAATGTTTAATTTAAATTAGTATTATATATATTACGTTTATTACCAAAGTCTTATATTTTCTATTATGCTATTGCTAAATAGATGTAACTTCTACCGCTTCCGTTTGTGTCATTACTTCCTGCTGCTGCAAAAGAAAATCCATCTGATTCAAAAGTTAAATCGTGTTGGCTAATAGTATTTTCAGCATCAGAAGCATTTGGTAATAAATACCCATCGCCTCTTAAACTATCAAACACAATCCAATTACCTGCGTTTGATGTACATTTCATCATTACAAATCTTGGTTGGAATCCTGTGGTTTGTTTATTCCCTGTAGCTCCTGTTCCAGTATAAGTCCCTATCTTCTGATAACCATCAACATCAGCCCAGCAATACAAAATGTAATCCGCATTAGGGTTTATGTTTACTGGAACAACTGAAGAAGTTGGATAATCATTTGACCATCCGCTGGTAGTAAACTGTGCCCCGCTTTCATTTAGTTTTAACGCCTTGTTATTTGCAAGATGAGTGCTTCCAACAATCCAATACTCTGACGCATCCCTGTTTTTAGCAATATATAACTTTGGTTGGACTCCAAGACCGTGTCCTACGGTGGTATCTGTTACGCTTGGATTATAGGAAATTATTGAAAAACCCGCAGCAGGATTTGCTGAAACTTGTGCTGTAGTCGCTCCATCGTTATTGGTTACTGCTGTTCCCCCTGCTTTCCAAGCGTATGCAACATACTTATCACCAGAAGATGACCTACTTGTTGCCGTGTGTGCACCTCCATTATCAGAAACATTAAACCCATCTGAATCAAAAGTAAGCATATTATGTGGAGTTGCTTCAGCATTTGCAAACTGTAGTCGTAGATAACCACTTGAAGCACCCCTTACGGTATCCCAAGCAGACCAACCTTGATCAACAGTTCTGTTTTTTATCCAAACTAAATCAGCAGGAAATCCTATATCAAAGGACTGCGACCCGCCACCATTATAAAGATAAGGTGTAAAATTTTCTGTATTTACTACACTTGCTGCTGCTGCTTGATGCTGTATCTTTTTTTTTCCTAAACTCATTTTTACGGTGTAGTATCAGATTCGTAAGTTAAAATAGAATAGTTAAAAACAGCGGTAGCGTCATCGTCTATGCACTCTACTATTAAAACGTTAGTAGATGATCCATCATAGTCATTACCACCTACCTTATTAAACGTTTCGCTTGTAGCAGCGTCTGAATCTAAAGTAATAGTTTGCGAGCCTGTAAGGTTATGAATGGTTAATACTTGACCTGTCTTAAAATTAGTAAAGTCAAATTCTATTGCACCTGTCAAACTACCACCCATTACAAAGTTTGTAGCTGCAGACCAATCTACAGAAACCGCACCTGTGTAAGTTGTAATACTGCCTTTTTTAGTATATCTATCCTCTAATACACTGTGTGTTACTTTAGTTATTGCCATATCTTAATTTTTTACAAGCTTGATGGCATGTCATAATCAGCCACTGCCGCTTTTGTTGTTAAAGCATTTATTTCTCCCTCTTTAGTCGCACATTCTGTTCTAAGATTTGCACGCTCAGTTGATGTAGCACTAGGGACTGCAGTTCCGCCTTCAGCTTCACGAACAACCATCCAGTCTGTTTTAGATAACTTACTATTATAAATAGCCTTTAAGTTTTCTATTTTAGATTCTTTCATTTCATCTAAAGTTTGAGACCACGTTTTATCTATAACAGGATATGTAAATACGCTATTATCCGCATCCCATTCAATATCTCCTAAATTTTGTGTATTAGAATTGTATGGTGGGGTAACAACATTATAAAAACCATGCTCCTGTAACTCACCATCAGATAATAAATTAAAATTAATTATATTTTTAAATGACTTAGGTACAGAAATATATTTCTTTATTGTTCCACCTTCTTGTCTTGCTTTCATTTTTTTATTTTTAAGTTACTGTTATTTTTATAATTATTATTTTCCATTATGCTATTGCTAAATAGATGTAGTTATCTGTACCTGAAGCGTTTACATCTCCT